TCACCAGTTACGGATGATCAACTCCCCCTTTTTATCCTTGCTGCGACCGGCGCCACCAACGGAGTAGCTGATATCCACCCGTTCGATGGTCAGCCCGTCAAAGGTCTGGCGCATTTCTGCGATGTCGTTGACTGAAATGACCATGCGGCCCTTGATGGTCTTGGCCAGCTCGGCCATGCGTTGGTACTGGTGCAGGCCGAAGTCCACGCCATAGCCTGTTGTGCCCCAATACGGTGGATCGCAGTAGACCAGTGTGTGATCGCGGTCATACTTCTTTACGCAGTCCGCCCAGTCTAGGTTTTCGATGTAGGTACGACTGAGGCGAAGATGAGCAGCAGACAGGTCTTCTTCCAGCCGCAGCAGATTGAGCCTGGGCGGACTGGTGGTGGCCGTGCCGAAACTCTGGCCATCAACCTTGCCACCGAACGCCATTTTCTGCAGGTAGAAGAATCGGGCGGCCCGCTGGATATCGGTCAGTGTTTCTTCCGGCGTGATCTGCAGCCATTTGAATATTTGCCGCGAGGTCAAAGACCACTTGAATTGCCGAACGAACTCTTCCATATGGTGGCGCACTACACGGTACAGGTTGACCAGTTCACCGTTGACGTCGTTGATCACTTCGACCTTGGCTGGCTCTTTCAGGAAGTAAAGCGCGGCCGCGCCGCAAAACGGCTCAACGTAGCATGTGTGTTCGGGAAACAGTGGCAGGATGTGCTTGGCCAGGCGGCGTTTGCCGCCGATCCACGGCACGATGGGGTTGGCTGTGATTTGTAACATCTGCAAGGTTCTTTCCACGGATGCAATTCCCGTTTAGGCTTGTTTCACCGTAGGCCTACGGTAGACAGCCTTGGGATGACTTGCAGGCTATGACTGCGGGTCAGCTGGCCGGACAGGTGCTCCAACACTTGTCCGGTCGCTGTCTTCTCCTTGAAAACTACGGCTGAATTTTTTCCAGCTCTGCCAGGGCAGGGTTATCTCCATTGCTCCAGCTTCGAATGGCGTCGATATATTTGCCCATCTTGTCCTTCTCCGCAGCGCTGCCTGATCGCAAGATGTTTATCTGCTTGAACAAAGGGTAAACCGCCTCAATGCGGGCTTTTGCCAAGTTGCGGTAGTACTCTTCCTGCATGATGGCGGCTGCGCTGGCGCTGATAGGGTTGTCCATCGCTTATCTCCTCAAATCGACGTGTCAAAATTCGCCACTGCACTCCGATGATCAAACCAGCCCCAAGACGGATTGGAATGGTCGACCGGGTAGCGCCCTGCGACAGCAGCGGGCAGAATCAGCTCTATTGAGCCAGTATCAGTACTCGCAATCGGATGAATGTGAGCGTAACCCCCTCCGTGGTATTGCCCAATGTACGCACCACATTGTTTCCACGTTGACGAGATGCCACTCAGGTAGCTGCCATCCACTGCACCGCTGATCAATCTTGCGTAGCTTGCAACCGTCACGCCCTGACGCATCGGCAGCACTTGAAATGGCAACAGTGCATTGGGGGTTCCTGGGTTTTTGCTCCATGTGAGCGAGAGCACCCGGATAATCCCGGGCCAAAAGTCTCGTACACCGGTCATACCCATCGCGGTCAAAATTGCGACTTCCTCGGGATCACGAGAACCCCACGCAACCCCGGAAACAATGTCCCGTTTAACGGCTACTGTGACGGTCGTTCCAGCATCGACCGACCACCCCAGTAGCGCGCCATTCAGAATGTTTCCAAACTGATTTTTGGTGACACGGTGAAATGGGAGTTCCCATCGTGCCGTACTACGCCAGTTGTCCAGTTCGGCAATCTTCGCGGCGACTTTGCCGTCTATTTCGGCAGACTTGCCGCGCACGGTGCCGGTCAATTCAGTCGAGGCGCGGACCAGATCGGCAATGCTCGATTCCAGGCTCATGTTGTTGCTCCTTTCAAGTAATGATTCTGCAGGTCCACAATGGCCGCCGCGTTTGTGGCTTGAATCTCCAGTAGGCTGTCGTGTTCGGCCGTGTGTAGGCCGGCCAGTTGGTCGAAACGCTGCGCTGTTTGCCGGTCAGATTCGACAAGGGTAGCCAACTGGCCAGCAAGATCGCTGTGCAGCGCGGACAGCGCTCGGCCATGCTCCGTTAGCAGCGCATCCTGCTGCAGGTCGACCAACTGACTGGCGATCTGGGCGCTGGCCAGGCTGGAAAGCTCTTCAGCAAGATGCAGGTTCAGTCCCGCGCCCGTGGATTGCACGATGACGCTATCCAGGGGCACGCCTGACAAGGTCAAGTCATAGGCCAATAGCAACTCCAGCCCACTTTGCTTGTATGCCAGCGCGCGGTTTGGATCACTCCACACCGCTAGGCACACACTGCTCTCCAGGATGAAGCCGACTTCGCGTACCCAAAACTCAGCACCATCGTCAGCCAAGGCGGTCAAGTGGAGTTGGCGCGGACCAACGATGCGACCGTCCGCGACGGGATAGCGGACAACCTCATGACGCAAGCCGCTCTGCCCAGCGTTGGGCACATAACCGGCATCGCCCAGGGCGACGTGGGTTATCCGCAACTGGATGCCATCGCCGCTGGCCAGCTGGATGGCGGACAAGCCCGCATCCAACAGTTGCGGGATGAGCGTAGTAGTCATCTCTAGCCCTCCATTGAAAGGCGCAGCACTGCCCTGGCGCGTCCTGCGCTGGCAAGCTGTGCGGGTTGAAAAATCGGCTTTGCAGGGGCCGGCAGGCAGTGGGCACCTGTGCGACGTATCGCACGCGCCTGGCCCGCCGAGGCGAGATAAACCCCTTGATCAAAGCGTGCGCCGACATGCAGCGCATACGAGCAGCGAACCGGCTTCGCTTCATCCACCATGCACTTCAGCCGGTGATATAGCTCAGCGCTCAATAAAGGGTTCTTGTCTTGCCAGTTGTCGTTGGCCCACAGCTTCAAACTGAAGGTGTAGGGGATACCCTCCGGCTGCTGCTGCCACCACTCCAGCAATTCGGCATTGATACCCAGCACGCGGAACACTTCCTGAACCGCCCACAAGGTGCCTTTGTATCGATGCAATTCGATCGCTCTTTTGATCAAGGCACGCTGCTGGCGCTCATCGCTGGCGAGCAACCAGCCTTCATCGCCCATCACATGGAATTGCTCGGCCAGGACCGGCAACAACTCGGTGTCGACTTGATCCACCAGGTAAACCAGCAGCGGCGACAAGTCTTGCTGGCTGATACGACCAGTCAGCTGGCCCAGCGCGCGGAAGCGCGGGTCACTGGCCAGCACGGGAGGCAAAAGCAAGGTCTCAGCCATTTGCCACTCCCGCCGGAGTGATGGAAATCTGGGTGCAGTGCGCCCATTCGCTTTCACTCAACACATGCATGGCTGGGCTGTTCAGCGTGACCTGGTACACGCCAGGCACCTGCAGCGCGGCAATCACCTGGCTTGGCACGATGTCGCGCCCCAAGCCGCCCGCCCGGCCATCGACATAGGCTTTGGCCTGTGCCGTCGCCATGGCCTGCACCGAACGCGAATCCGCCTGGGTATACAGCACCAGTTGAGCCTCAATTGCATAGTCGACGCGGCTGGGCGCCAGTGCTCGCACCCGGTCGGTCAATGGCCGCACTTTCTCGGCGGAACAAGTGGCCTCAACCAAGGCCAGCAAATTGGAGTCCGGCAGCCCCGTTGCCGTCAGGGGGTAAAGGTGAACGACGCCAGGGGATGGCGACAGCACCGCAACGTCGACGATGCTCTGATGCGCTTTGAGGGCATGGAAACGGTAGGCCAGGCGGCTGCCGGCGTTGGTGAACGACTCCGGCGCCAGTTTGATGCGCTCACGCAGGCGCTCGTCGTCCTCTTCGTCATAGCCGGTGTTGGTCACCGAGATGTTGGCGGCCGCCACCTCCATATCGCCCAACTCGTCGACCAAGCTATTGATCTGGCCTGGCTGCCAGCCATTGCCGGCAGTGCCTGGCTCTTCGCAAGTAGCGGCCACATCGACCGATAGCTGGCCGGCTGGCAAGGTGACATCCACATCGGTGGCAAAGACCACCATGCCATCGCCACCCTCGACACGGGTGCCGGCCGGGATCAACAGCCCGGTGGCCAGCACGGTCTCCACGGTAAAACGCAGCACGGTCTTAGCGGGCTGCGCAGGCAAGCGCGTTACGCCGACCAGTTCGCCCAGGTAGTCCAGCATCGGCGCGCGGGCGTAAGCCACAAGGTTCTGCTTGGCCGCCTCCTGGATGCCGATGCGCACCAGATTCTCGCGGTAGGCGATCACATCGATCAGCAGCCGCTCCACCTGGGCCGGGTACAAGGTCTTGCCAGATAGCTGCTCGTACTGAGCGACGATCTCGGCGGTGATGGCGTCCGGGTTGCGGTCGATGAAGTTCGGCTCGGGCAGGCTCATAGCTGCACCTCCGTCTCGCGCAGCACCTCGTCCGCCAGCTTCCAGCACACGCGCAGGGTGACTTGGGAATCCAGCACCGCCGGCGTGACCTTCACCAAGTTGCAGCGCGGCTCCCACTTACGGATAGCTTCTACCGCCTCGCGCACCAGGTGCGGAATCGCCTGGTTGATGGGCTTGTCGATGTGAAGGTGCAGGCTGGAGGCGAAGTCAGGGCGATGCGGGTCGCAGCCCTTTGGCGAGCGCAGGATGATGCGGATGGATTGGTCGATATCCGCCACGGTCTCGACAATGCCGAGGCCGCCGAGGGCGGGTTGCCAGTGAAGGGAGTCAGATAGCCGGGTCATGCAGCTATCTTGCTTGGTCTATTTAGTGAGCCCTACTAATGTAGATTAAAGTTGAGTGGCCACCATCTTGAGAGCAAATTATGACGTACATCGCACCCTCGTTTCAGAGCAAAGGTTTCAATTGCCCTTTTTGCCAGGCGTACGCACACATGCGTTGGGACCAGTTATATAAAGAAAATCGGATTCCTACATCTATTTTTCATGCCACATGTGAAAAGTGTGAGGAACGTTCTGTCTGGCTTTATGCCCCTTTACGAACAATTGAGGTTGTTCGGATAGCTCCCAATAGCCCTAAACCTCCTCCTCCACTAGTTGGGCAGATGCTGTTTCCCTTGGACTCAACTGCGCCGATGCCTCACCAAGACCTTCCTGAAGATTGTCGTCAGGACTACATGGAGGCACGCGCAGTTGAAGTGCACTCTCCTCGTGCCGCTGCGGGGCTTTTGAGAGTTGTTGTTGAAAGATTAGCCCAGCGATTTGGAGAGCCAGAAAAGGATACCAATCAGAATATTCGCCTGATGGTACAAAAGGGCTTGCCAGTGTCTCTTCAGCAGGCTTTCGACTCGCTTCGGGTGATTGGGAGTGCCGGGGTACATCACGGAATTATGAACATTGATGACACCCCCGAGATTGTCACTAGTCTTTTCGATCTGGTTAACATCATCGTTGAGAAAATGATCACCGAGCCCCAAAAAATCAATGCGCTCTATGAGAAAATCCCAGAATCTCGTAGGGAAAATATCGACAAGAGTGATAAACGAGGCTAGTGACTGTGATGGTTCGAATTCCCGCCAGAATCCATCACGGACCCGCTGGCGTGGATGTCTCCTTCCACCTCCACCTTGCCACTGATCACCGCTGCCGCGCCGCCCCCACCCGACACCGCCATCCCGCCTTGCCCCACCAGCTTGCCCTTCACCAGGACGTTGCCGGAGAACTCCGCCTCCGGCGTGCTCACCGTCACCTTTGCGCCAGCCTGCAGCAGAATCTCGGCGTCGGCCTGGACCACCACTTTCTGCACCCCGGTCACCGTCAGCACATGGGTGCCCCGGTCATACTCCAATAGCGCGCCATCCTTGAAGCGAACGGCGAACTTGTTCGGGTCGGTCACCGGCGGCTTGTCCGCATCGGAATACACCGCCCCCAGGATCACGCCGTCCTCGCCGCGCGCATCCAGCAACACCGCGACATGCTCGCCGTTATCGTAGGTCCAGCAGCATTGATCCTGCAGGGTCTTCGGGTATGCGATCGGCAGCCACATGGTGCGCATATTGTCGAGGTCAGGCAGGCGCACGCGGGCGAAGCCGGGTTTGCTGGCGCTGACCGTGCCGAACTTGAGGCTGGCGCCGAACTCGTCGAAGGTATCGTTCATTTCTTCTTGCTCACCGTTGTTGTGCCAACCACATCCACCTTGCCGTCCTTCATGCCGTAGACCTTCAAGGACTTGCCGGACTTCTTCTTCGTAGCACCGCCGCCCTTGCCCTTGGCGACCGAGATCGCCGCGCGCTTGACCTCCAGCTCGGTGGTGTAGCCGCCGCTGCGGTCGACGCGGTGGCGCGCCGACTCCACCAGGTAGCGGCCGTCGAGCTTGCCGCACCCGGCCAGGTCGAAGGTCACGCCGGCGACAAGCTTCAGATTGCCAGGCAGGGTCAGGTTGCCGGCGGTTTGTTCCTGGTTGCTCTTGTCCAGCGCCGCCTTGGCCTTGGCCTGTGCCGCCGCCTTGGAGCCGGAGCGCGTGGACAGCTTCAGGGTGTCGCCGCTGGCGGCCTGTCCGGCGCCGCGCTTCTTGGCGGACACGGTGGTTTGGCCCACGGCGCCCACCTGACCGTCCGCCTTCATCCCGTACACCACCAGCTTCTTGGTCTTCGGGTTGTGGTACTTCACCTTGGCTTGCTGGTAGATGTCCTTGATCTTGTCGCGCAGCCGCAGCGAGATCAGGTCGCCGGCCTGCAGCGTGGCCACCGCCTTGCCGTCGCGCAGATCGGCGAGCTCGGTGAAGACCAGCTTGCTGCCGACGATCTTGAAAGCGTAGCCGTACTCGCGCGCCAGGCGGGTCAGGAAGGCCACATCGCGTTCCTGGTACTGGGTGACGCGGTCGATACGGATGTCGCGGATTTTGCCGGTCAGCGTCAGCTGATTGCGCTTGGCGATGCGCCGGGCGATCGCCGCCAGCGTGGTGTTCTCGTAGGCGCGGCCGGAGCGGGTGCGCACCGACTTCTTGATGCCGGTCGACAGTGCCCGGATCGTCACTGTTGAAGGCGGTATCGCAATCTCGATCTCGTCGATCTGGAACGAGCCGCACGGCAACAGCGGCGCCGCGTCGTAGCCGATCTTGAGCGACAGCGCGTCGCCCTTGCCGGGATACCAGGCGCGCAGCCAGCGGCCGTCGGCATCCTCCAATTGCACCTCCAGCTCGTCGGACTGGCCGGATAGGTAGTCGGTATAGGTCACCGACAACACATACGGGGACACGTCGTTGGTGATGTTCTTGTGCCCGTAGGACAGCATGAACACCGGGTGGGGCACGGCGGTCACCGCCGTCGGCTCTGATACGGCCTGTGTCAACGCAGCCATGGCGGCAGCTCCTCGTCCTCGGATAGATCATCCTGCTCAATGATGGGGATGGACAGCACCAGGCCGCTCGGTAAGGTGGTGGCCAGCGGCACATGCGGGTTGGCCGCCACGATGCGCTCGTAAGCCAGCGCGTCGCCGTAATAGCGGGCGGCCAACTGATCCCAGCGCTCGCCCTCGGTGGTGACATGGGTCAGGAACATGATCTAGATCGCCCTGGTGATGACCTTGCCGGCCAGCTTGCTGATATTGGGCGCCACCGACTCCAACGCACTGCTGGCGGCCGCAAGCTGACCGGCCATGGAGTCGATGCGGCCGACGACATTGCCGGCGGTGACGGCGGACAACGCCCCCTGGGCATTGCGCACCGCATCGAGCGCAGTGTTGCCGGCGCGCAGGATGCCGCCCGCGTCGGGTAGTTGGCTGCTGAGAATGTTCAATACTGGCGATAGGCGCTCCAGCGGACCCGCCACCTGCTTCATCGTCCCTTGCAAGCCTGGCACCTGGCCCAGCGCCGCCAGCGGGTTGTCGCGTAGCTTCTGCGCCACCCGTGTGGCATCCTCCGCCGCACGCATCGCTGATTGGGCCTGATTCGCATAGGTCACTACCTGGCGCACGCCATCGCGTACCGCTCCAATGGCGCCGCCCACGCCCGCTTGGAGGCCGGCGGCCTTGGCGGCCATGCTGGCCGGCAGCGCGGTGGCGGCCGCCGGCGGCAACTTGGCCTGTACCGCCGGCGGCGCCAGCGGGTTTTTCTTGTCGCCGACGAACTCGCGCAAGGTGAGGCTGGCCTCCAGCGCGATCAGCGTGCCGGCCTGGTCGGTCTGCCTGCTGGTCGCCTGCAGCTCGGTCAACACGAACCAGCCCTTGTAATCGCCATTGCCCAGCACCAGCGCCATGGCCTGGTGCGCACGCAAGGCCGTCTGCAACTTGATCAGCTCCTGCTCCGGGTCGCAGAACTGGCTATGGAACGACAGCTGGATGCGGATTTCGTCCAGCTTGTCGCCGACCCGCTGCAAGCGCGGCTTGCCGTCGATCAGCGCATGCTCGGCATAGTCGACGCCAAATTGAGACTCGAAGCCGTCGAAGTAGGTGATCAGGTCGAACTGGACGTCGCCCAGGAGCGCAAACATCAGTAGGCCCTCCGCGCTTGCTGCGCGGTCACGCGCTTGATCAGCTGCTCCAGCTCATGCAGCGACAGTTTCATCGCCTCGTTGATCTGGCCTTTGACGCCCTCGGCCGCGCCGCCCTGGACTTGGATGGTTGGGCTGAAGTGGATGATGACGCCGTTCATGCCGCCCGCGCCGCCGGCGGCCGCACCGCCGCCCCTGGTGGCCTGAGCCGCGCCCAGGCGCTTTACCGCTGCAGCCGCGGCGGTTTGTGAGGCCATGCCGGCGGCGGCCTTGGAGGCCAGCCCCGACGAGCGCCCAATGCCGATCGCCGCGGCCTGGGCGATGTTGTCGCCGAAGCCCATGAACACGCGCGACGGCGACTTGATGCCCAGGGTATTGGCGAACCAGCCCTTCACATCCTGGCCAAAACCGACAATGGCCTCCTTGGCCGCGCCGATCTTGGCCTTGATGCCATTGAGAAGGCCGCCGATCAACATGCCGCCAAAGTCGGTGAAGTTCTTGGGCAGGCTGACGCCGAACCACTTCATCACCCCGGCAAACGCCTTATAGAACAGCCCCAGCGGCGACCAGTTCAGGATCAGCTTGGCCACGCCGCCGATGCCGCCGGCGAAGGCGACTTTGACGCCGGTCCACAGTCCTTGAAACCACGGTTTGACCTTGTCCCAATGGCGGTAGATCAGGTAGGCGCCGATGGCGATGCCAGTAATCAGCAGGCCGATCGGATTCATCAGCAAGGCGCGGCCCAGCCACAGCACGGCCTGGCCAGCCAAGCGCAGGCCGCTGAACAACTGACCGCCCAGTGCGCGGCCCAAGCGGCTGGCCAACCGACCGGCTGAGCCGATGCCTCGGCCCATGGTGCCAAACGCGGCCGCAAGCTGGACCGCATTGCTACGGCCGGCACCAAACGATCGGAACAGCAGGGTCAGCCGGGAAGAGCCGCCCAGTAACATGGCGCGCAGCAGCGTCCATTTACTGGACAGGGTCAAGATTGATGTGCCCAAGGCATTGAACGGAGACATCGCCAGATTGAGGCCGTACTTGAGTCCGATGAAGGCCATCTTGCCGGCCAATAGACCACCGACCAGGCCGATAATGCCTTTGATCAAGCCGGGGTTTTCCTTGGCCCATTCGCCAAATGCCTTCACTGCCGGCATGACCTCAACAATGATCTCGGAAATCGATGGCAACAGCGCATCGCCAATGGTTAGCCCTAACTCAGCGGTGCCGATCTTGAATTTGTCGAGCTGAGACTTGGCGGTATCCATCCGCTTTAGCCAGTCCTGATCCAGCAAGCCCTTGTCGGCGGCGTCCATGCTGCCTTGCTGGATATCTTTCATTTCCCCCTGATTAGCGATTGCAGGTCGAATAAACGACATGGCCTGCATGTCCTGAAACAACTCACCCAGTTTGTAGGCCTCTGACAGCCGCTGCAGCACCGCCTGGCGTTCCTTGTCATCCTTGATCGCCATCGCCTGTTTAAACTGGCCTGCGGCAGCAGGGCCTTTGGACTGCATGTATTGGGTAATGATGGCCAACATCGATTGCACAGGCGTCAGTCCCTGCGCGCGCAAATTCATCATGCTGCCCTTCAAGTCGATACCTGCGTTTGCAAAATCCTTTAGGGTGTCCGGAGCGGTGATCTTTTGCAGGAAATTCTTGAAATTGTTAGCGGCCTCATCGTTCGAACCCGCGCCTTTGCGAGCAATCTGCAGCGCAGCGCCGATCTCGGCGACGGCCTCCTTGCCGGTGACACCGAGCGCCTGGAAGGAAGGCGATAGAGCCGGCAGCCACTTGGCCATGTCGCGGATTTCGAACTGGCCGCGCTTGCCGGCATAGGCCAGCATATTGAGCGCGCTTTCGAAGCCGTCCTCTCCCACCTTGAGGTTGTCCTTGAGCGCGATCGCCACGCTGCCCAGGTCGTCCATGCTGGCGCGGGTCGCGGTCGCCGCCTTGGCCATCACCGGAGCGTACTTCTCTAACGCCTTGGCGTCCTGGATGCCGCCTGCGACCAACACCGAGGTGCCGCGTGCGATTTCATCCTGGAACTGGTTCCACTTGAGCGCAGCATTACGGATAGTCGAGCCGAGCTTGGCCTCCTCAACCTTGGAAAACTCGCCCGTAATGGCGATGTCTCGCATCTGGTCCTGAAAGTTGACCGCTGCGCCCACCGATTTAACAACCGGAGCGCCCAGGGCGAGCGCGGTTCCTGCGGTCTCCATCGCCTGGCCGCGCAGATCGGCGCGGCCTGCCTTCAAGGTCTCGCCGCGCGCGATGCTGGAGGCCAGCTTTTCCTGTTTAACGCGCAATTGGTCCAGGGTCTGGCCCAGCCGCTCGTATTGGCGGCGCAGCTCGCCCACATTGCGGGTTGGATGCGCCATTGCCCGCGCCATCGCGTCGCCCAGCCGGTTGTGTTTGACGCGGAGTTCATCCGCCACCTGACCGAGCTTTTGGGTGGTGCCTCGCGCCGAGGCGAACGCGGCTTGAAACGAGCCCGCCAACGCCGCGCCAATCTTCACCCCAACCAGCAGTTCATTGGCCATACCGTGCCGCCTTTTGCTATCCTGAAACCATGTTTGAAAAAACCGCCCTCATCGCCGCCAAAGTCCTATACGGACTCATCGTTTGTTGCGGCATCGCCTTCCTGGCCTGGCTGTGCTTTGCGCACCTGCCGTTCTGGGGGGCTTTGTTTGTCTTGCCCATCGCCCTGGTGTTGACAGCGTTGGCCGGCGCGCCATTGGCGGCCGGCGCTTCGCTGTTGGGCGGCGTGCTGATCGCGGTGCTGGTCGTCATCGGCCGTAAAGCGACTGCATCGTCTCGTTCCGCCGCTTGACCTCGCGTTCGGCCTCTTCGACCCAGCCCCAGTAATCTTCCATCTCCAGCCCATCGATCTCCGACGGCTGTATCCGCAGCACCGTCAGCAGGTAGCCGTCAAGCCTCCGCAGCTCCGTCTCCGCCGCCCACCATGGCGCGAAAGCAATCGGCCAGCACCCGGCTGTCGGCGATGTCGAGTTGATCAATGTCTTCCAGCAACAGACCGGTCATGCGCGCGAACAGGAAATCCTCCTGGTCGGCGTCGTCTTTGCTGTGCTGGTGGGCGGCCTTCAGATCGCCGCGCTTCAGGCGCGTGATCGTTAGAGATTCGATGCGCTCGCCGGCGGCGTTGGTAAATGGGAATTGCAGCTTGAGTGCTTTCATGAGGACTCCTCCATGCGGGTGAACGTTGAACAATGTCAGTAGGTGCAGGGAGGATTGTCGGCGGATGCCGGGCGGGGAGCAGTTAAACGGCTTTAATAAAAAAGGGGCCACCGGAGTGGCCCCAACGGGGGGAACAAGCGATTAGATTCAGCCTCCGATATGGCTGCGGTAAGTGCCCAGCATGTCCTCGCCGCCGACGCGGAAGATGTTGGCCAGGTAGTCCAGCTCCAGCACCTCCTCGCCGTCGATCACCTGCTTGATGTAGGTGGCGGAGAAGGAAGACCCGAACTCGGCGTTGTCATGCTGCTTATAGGTGCCCAGCGGGTTTTTCTTGAACATCACGGTCAGGAATGTGACCAGGCTGACCTCCTGCAGGCGGCCCTGGGCGCCGTAGGTCTCGATGCTGGAACGGCACTGCAGCTGCGCCGCCTTGAACGGGTTGGCCACGGTCTTGGCCACGTCCCGATACAGCGAATTCCACTTGATCTCGCCCTCCAGCTTGTCGAAGCCGGCCGGCAGCTCGATCTTGCCGATCATGCCCAGCGCCTTGTGCTCCTGCATGATGGCGGACACGTCCGGCAGCTTGACCTCGTCGGCGCGGCCCAACAGCGAATTGCCGTTCACATAGATGTTGGCATTGGTGATGCGGTTGATTTCAATCTTGCCTGCCATGATCAATTCCCTCCCTTCAGGGTCAGCAGGTATTCCGAGGTGATCTCGGTCTCAAAGGTCAGCCGTTCCAGCGGCGGCGGCACCGTGTACTTGTAGCTGATCAGCAGGTGACCATTGGCCAGCTCGGTTTCCGGGTTGCGCGCCACGTCGAACCAGGCCTTGAAGCCCAGCAGCGCGCCGTCGCCGATCAGCTTGCGGCCGTAGCCGTTCACTGATTCCACCAGCGCGTCGATGGTGGCCTGGTTCAGCGGCATATCGATGAATTGCTGGCTGAAGTAGCGGATCGACTCGTTGATCACGTCACCGGTGCGGCGCACGTTCTCGAAGTTGCGCATGTGGCTGACGGTGGGCCAGGCGGCGGTGCGGTTGCCCCACAGGCGGAAGCCGGAGCCAAAGCTGGAGAACACCGTGGTGATACCTTGCTCGTTCAGCAAGTTCACCTCGGACTGCGGGTCGTCGATCATCGCCGACAACTGGCGTTCGACACCGGTCACCCCGGCGATCTCCTGATTGGAGCTGGACCACCAAAAACCCTTGTCCAGGTCGACCTTGGCGCGCAGGCCGGCGGCGCGAGCGGACAGCGGCTCCAGGCGCTCGGCGTTCAGCACCGGGTCGTAGACCTTCACATGCGGGTAGCACAGACGCACGCGGTCGCTGGAGGTGTTGAAGTTGATGCTGCCGGCCGGGCCGCGACCCGCCAACGCCTGGGCGTAGGTGGTGCCGATCGGCGCGTCGAGGTAGGTCACCGCGTCCAACTGGTCGGCCATCGCGATCAGCTCGACCGCCACCGAGTTCTGGGTGCAGAACGCCGGCGCGATCAGAATCTTGGCGAAGAAACCGAACTGGTTATAGGTATCCTTCAGCGCCTTCAGGCCGGTGCGTGCGCCGGCGGCGTTGACGGCGCCGATGATGTCGCCAGCGGTGACCTTGGTCGGGTCGGCATAGTCATAGCTGGCCTTGACGCTGGCGCCGGCACTGATGGCGCCGCCCTTGATGCGCACCAGCTCACCGGTGACCAGGTTGGCGCTGTAGTCGGTGCCGGCCACATAGGTGGTCGCGCTATCGCCGCTCTTCAACACCAGGCCGGCCACCGCGCCGTGGGCCAGCTTGAGGCGGTCGGTCGCGGCGTCGAAGGCCAGGGCTTCGCTGGCCACCGCCGTCTTGTGGATGGCCGGGTCCAATACATTGATCACAATGACCGTGCCGGCTCCGTGATCGTAGATCGCGTCCAGCGCCTGCGGAATGGTGAAGCCGGGCAACTGGGGGCCAAACACGGCGGCGTCCTTTTCGGACAAGGTCAGGGTGACGGCATTGACCGCGCCGGCCGGCGCGGTGCCGATCAGGCCGATCACCGCCGACTTGACGGTGCGCACCGGGCGCGGGCCGCGCTCGACCTCAATGGTTTCCACGCCATGCAAGTAGTTTGCAGCCATCGCTTACGCTCCTTTGGTTTGCAAGGTTTCATCGGCGCCGCTGCGCGCCGGCGGCTTGACCTGCTTGCCCTTATCGTCGACCGGGGTCAGGTACTGCAGGGCCAGCAAGGTCTTGGTGTATTCGTGCTCGTCCGGCAATTCGACCTCGGCGCCGGCGTGCAGCATCACCTCGCGAACGACTTCCCCCTCCTGCAGCGTCACGCCGCTGGTCGGGCCGCTGTAGCGGTATTTAGCTAACGCAGAAACTTCGCTCTCGCTCGTTTTCATGGGGCTTCCTCGTAAGTGACTTGAGTCAGGGGGGACTCGGTATCGACGTCGGCGTCCTCGACCAACATGCATTGCGACGTCAGCTCGACGGTGTACTGCCAGATGCCGGCCGTCTCTCCGAGGAAGGTTTCGGCCTTGGCCTGGACCTTGCGGCAATCTGGCGGCCGCCAGCCGACAAGCGCGCGGCGCACGTCGTCCACCACGTCGACCGCGCCCCCCTTGCCGTTGAGCTGGCGCAGCAGCACGGCCACCGACAAACGCACCACGCGCGGCTGAGCGACATAGTTGATGTCCACGGTGCCGTCGAACTGGCTGCCGGGATAGCTGACCAGCAAAGCCCCCTTGGGGTGATTGAGCCGGTACTCGCTTGGCCGGTCGGGAAAGTACTCGACCGCCAGCTGCGGTAGCTTCGCCTTCAGCCGCGCCACTGCCGCGTCGATGATCTGCAAGGTGGTGGCCATGTCAGCGGTACCGATCCAGCAGCGCGGCGTCGAAGCGGCGCGACCGCGAGCGCACCTTCATCTCGCCCGGCTCCGGCGCGGCCTCGCCACTGGGCACGCCGATGGTCAGCTTGGCGTCGCGGATCGCCTCCAGCATCTGCAGCGCGGACTTGTAGGTGCGGGTGACCGCGTCGGGCAGTTCGCGGCCCTCCGGCCGCCTGGCGTACAGCCAGTGCCGCGTCAGATTGACCGTCATGTCCTTGACCACCGACGGCACCGGATCAAGCGGCAGGTTGTAGCGCCCGCGCAGGTGGGCATCGACCAGCTCCTCGGCCTGGCGGACGCCTTCCTCGACCACCGCCGCGTTGATGACACCGGCCGACTCGTCGTCGTTGGACAGCCAGATCAGCGTCTGCAGCGGAACCGCCAGCTGCAGGTCGGCCAGCGAGCAGTAACGCATCTCAGATGCCTCGCACGATGCGGATCAACTCTCCCGCCGCGCTGGCCGCATCCCAGGCGATGCCGTTGGCCACGCCCGCCGCCTTGGTGATCGCCTTGCCGCTGGCGTCGGACTGCACCTCGGCGCCGGCCGCGATGGCAGCGCCGGCCTCGACCAGGATCACGCCCAACAGATTGGCCGGCGCCGGGCTATCGGCCGCCGTGTCGGTCTCCACCACGCCCAAGGCCTTGGCGCCGGCGGCGCAGACGCCGCCATCGAAGCCGACAAAGCGGCGCGCGGTCAGATCGGAGATGGCCAGCACCGAGGCGACCAGGACTACGTTTTGCGTCTTCATTGCTTGGCTCCTTCACCTTCATTGGTCGACTGGCCCTTGTCCTTGGCCGCGCCGGTGTCGCCCTCGGCCGACTTATTCTCGTCCGCCTTGGCGGCTTTATCGGACTTCGACGAGTCGGCCGTCTCCGGGGCGGGCTTGGCAACGGCCACCCGCTCCAGCCAGCGACGTTTCTCCGCCGCGTCTTGATCGCCCAGTTCGATGGTGTCGCCGTCCTGGTAACGTTTGCCATCGTGGTCCAGGTCGATGCCGCGCACGCGGTAGGTTTGCTTGCTCATGGCAGGACTCACGGATTGGCGTTGGTATCGGAGATCAGGTAGCCGGCGTCGGCGCCCACCACCACGATCTTGTAGGTGTCGGTGTGACGCACGTACTCCACCTTGTTGCCCTCGGCGTCGTACTTATCGGTTTCCGGCATGCCCTTCTTGCGCAGGGTGTAGCCGAACGACGGCACATCGTGATCATGGGACTGGCCTTCGCCCGGCTTGGCCACGTAGGCCAGCACCAGGTTGTCGCCCCAGATATCGCCCATCGCGCCTTGACCGTTCGCCGCCAGCGCCTCGCCAACGTAGATGTTGTCGAGGTTCCAGATGGCTTTCAGGTGCTCCAGGGTGATCAGCTTGCGCTCTTGGGAGCCCAGGGCGGCGGCCATCTTCGGATGGAACTTCAAGGAGGCGTAGGTGGCGGCGCCGATGACCGCCGTGTTCGGCCGCATGCCGATACGCTGGCGCACCACCTCCTTGCCGTCTTCCACCGCCTTGATCGGGTCGCCGCCGCCGCCGCTCCATTGGCTGGAGCCGGACAGCACGACCTTGGCGCCTGACAGATAGGTGCTCGGGTTTTGCGCCAGGTAGGCGGCGCGCACTTCGCGGCCCAGGTCGATCGCATCCTTGACCCGGCGCGCGGCCTTGGCTTCTTCGTTGAACATCGACTCGGCTTTTTCGCGGTAGTCCACCGGATAGGCCAGGTCGTGTTCGCGCAACACCACGTCCATGGTGTCGGCATCGTCCGCCGTCATCACATTGGACTTGGCGCGGATCGCACGCTCGGTCTCCCACAGGCGGAAGGCCTCCTTGCCGAACAAGGGGATGATGCCGGCCTCCTTGTCCATGTCGGCCACCGGGAACAGCCCCTCGCCGATGTATTGCGCATTGTGGTAGCCACGCGCCAGGTTGGTCAGTACCGGGTCGACGACCCGGAGTCTTTTCAAACGGTCAGCCATGAAAGTCTCCTAAGTGATGGCGGCATCTGCCGCCCAAGGGGTTACAGCAGTCGGCGCACCGCCAGCTCGTAGGGGATGTTTTTCTCGGCCGCCAGCGCCGTGGCCTGCACATGCAAGCTGAGGCGGGCGGGGTCGGTCGCTTTCTCGGCGAACTCGGCTACTTCGATGGTTCCCAACTCGCCGGCCTTGCCCTTGGTAGCGGTCTCGCCGAACTCCACCACCTTCGGCATATCGCCCAGGAAGCCCTTGATGGCGTTCACCAGGGGCTGCTTGTCGTCACCATCGCCGAACTCCACAGACTTGCCGTCTGCTGCGGGCGTGGTAGCCAGGTCGAGCACCGCTACCACTGCCTCCTTATGCTTGGGGGCGAGCACGCCCTTGCCCACCAGACTTTCGGCAAATGCTGCGTTGTCCTGATGGCGCTTGTCCGCCTGGCTTGCCTTATCGCGGGCCTCGTGCTGGGCAAGCTTCTGCTTGAGCTGGGCGTTCTCGGCCTCCAGCACGGCCTTTTGTTCAGGGGTCACTGCATCACACTCCTCTTTGGAAACAGCGGTGGAAGCGACCGCAGGCGCATGGGAAACGGGGTCTGCAAAGGCAGGCGTTGGGGAGTCTTTGTCTGGCTCCGGCTGGGCGGCGGACTCCTGAAGGGAATCCACGCTCCAGCTCGGCAGGGCGCGGTCGGCTTCCTCCTGGCCGAACTTGGTCAGAAACCAATCGCGCAGGCTGCGAAACATGCTCGCGATGTTTCGGTCATCCCAATCGCCGAACTCGACAGCTTCCTGGAAGGCCACGCAGTCATCATCGGCAGCGGCAAAGGATGGATCGTCCAGCCCCTTCACGCCTGGGGGATGTGCTCCCAGGAAGCCGACGTGGCGGAGATACCAGACACCCGGCACCGGGTTGCTGGGGGAGCCTGGCGGATAAAATTTGGATGAAACCTTGCCATAGCGACGCTGCCCGACTTGCTCAGCAAACGCGGCCTCGACATCGCGTGGGGCAGCGAACAGGCCGCGTTCCGTGGATGAGAGCGCCCCGACCCAGCCTTGGGCCGGATCGTCGGTTTTAGGGTGGCCGATCACCAAGGGGGCTTCGTGCAGTTTCGGGTTGTAGGCCCGCGCCGTCGCTGCAACATCTGCTTCGGAGAATTCAATGACATCGCCCGCCATCGTCACATGACGGCCGGGCTTGAAGATGTGGATGAGTTTGGTCGCGTTCATGCCGTCATGGTGAACGGCGTCAGCGGGTGGGACTTTTAATCGACTTTACAGTTTTAGCAAAGAGTAAAAACTTAGCCGGGGTGACCTAGGACTTTTCTCCTTATTGCAGGTCTGGCTGGCGGGGGCTGATCAGACAATCTAAAACGGTTACTCCATTCAGCCCCATCCCAAAAGTAAAAAGAGCTTCTTTCGGTTCAGGCAACTGCTCGTGGATGAGCCGTAAAACAGTCTCGACATCCTGCCTGCAACGCAGAACGAATTTATCGTCTTTTATGCGTAACTCCCAGTCGTCTAGCAACTCCCCATTGAGTGCATCGTGATAATTGGTAGTGTTTTTGATCTCAGTATGGTCCAGTTGCTTGGAACGGCCATGAGCAATGGTATTTCGGAAGTCGAATAGGTCACGTATTGATTGCCAAGGGCGGCCGCTCTTGGCATTGGGCAATTTTATTTCAAGCCGATCAATGATCAGGTCAAGCTTTGCACGGGGAGGCAGTCGATCAAGATGGCTCCAATGAGCAAACAGACTTGGTCCTACATGGTTTTGGTAAGCCTCGAAAGCAAAGGCAGTCAACAAGATTGCAGACAGAAACTGCCAGGAAGCTCCTTCTTGATTTATGCGTGCCTGTTCCAGTACACAGTTTCCCGCATGCCAGAGCTCGGAATACATGATCATTTCACGCTGCTTGCTAACCTCAACGGGTATTAGGGAAGTGTTGCTCATAGTCGCCTTTTAGGTGATATCTGAAAACACAGGCCTGAACGCTTCTTTGATCGCCCATGTAAAAGCTTTATAAAGCTTTACGGTGTATGAATCTAGCCACTGGGCTACCAGTGCACACCCCAAGCGCCGCCAAATCGCCTGGCAGGCTAAACGCCTGCTGCGGATTTCAGGTGGCGCAGCACCGTGTCGAGCACTTCCTCGTGGGCTTCCGGCTGCAGCTCGCCGTCCACCGTCATCGGGAAGTAAGGGCGAGCCGGCAACTCGACCGAGCCACCGCGCCCGGCCTCGCCGCCGAAGTGTTGGATCGCGGCATAGACCTTGTTGCTGCCTATCACCGCCTGGCTGCTGTCGTAGTCGGGCGTCACCGAGCTGGCCAACTGACCGGAGTGTTGCAGGATGCGGAAGTTGGACAGCTGACGCTGGGCCGAGGTCTTGAGCTCGCCGTTCTTCTTGAAAGCCTTCTTGCCGCCCAGGCGCGCCAGCTTGGTGGACTCGGCCAGCGGCGCCCATTTGGGCCGGCCCTCGGCCTCCAGATTGTCCTCGGTGATCTTGAGCAAGGTCTGGCTGATCTTGCGCATCGCCGGCGTCAGGTCGCCGCCGGCACGTTCCAGATTGCGCAGCGTCGCCTGCAGCTGACGGTCGTCGATGGTGATGCTGACAAAGTCGCTCATAACAATTCCTTCCTGGCCAAGTCGGCCAGCTCGCCGGTGTAGCGCTTGAGGTCCGGTTGCCAGGCTGCCGCGCCGGGGTTGTAGCTCCAGCCCACATCCGGCGATACCGTGATCTCGCGGCGGGTGACCGGGTCAATCGCGCGGAAGGTGGCCACCGGCCGCAGCTCGCCGGTTTTCTCGGAGACCAGCTTCTTGGCGCTGCCCAGCTTGCCTGTCGAAGTCTCGGCCTGGATGCCGCTCTTGGCGAGGTCATCTCCCGCCAAAGCCACCACACGGCAGCGGCAGCCCCAACCGTTCGGCGGGTAGTAGAACTGCCAGAACGGGTCGTCGAAGCGGAACACCTTGCCATTCATCGCGCGATGGCTCGGCCGCGTCTTGCCGTCCAGGATGGCCACGTATTGCCAGTACGGCCGATCGTCGACGTTGGCCAGCTGCTCGGTGTAGCGCCCGGCCATGTAGGCAGTCTGCAGGTTGGTCCGGTAGATGGTCTGCAGGCGCCAGGGACTGCCCAGCTGCACCTGGCTGACTTCCTCGGTGTTCGGGTCGACCTGTTCTTGCTTGCCCCACCAGCCCTTGGCCTTGAGCACCGGCGTCAGCTCCTTCTTGAACCAGGCCAGCGTCTTGCCTTCCTTGATCGCGGTCTCCACCGCGTCGCGGATGTCCTGCAGGATGTCCAGCCGCGTCGCCTTGGCCACGGTGAACGCCTGGGCCTGGGCATCCTGCCACAGCTCTTCCCAATCCCAGGTGACGGCGTAGCCCTTGCTGACCAGGTATTCGATCGCCTTCTTCGGCGGCAGCTTCATGCAGTAGGCGAGATCCACGTTAGGCATGGAGACGCCCCCACAGGTCGGCCACAAAGAGCGCGCGGGCCAGCCGCTCCTGCAGCGGGCTGGCGTCCATCTCAGGGTAGAGCTCGGCCAAGGTGCCCAGCAGTTCGTCAGGTCGCGCGCCGTTCTCCACGCGCTTGAGCAGCGGCGCCAGCAGCGCCTGGGCATCGGCGTTGAGCGCATCGGCCGACAGCGCGTCCAGGGCGGCGTCCAGCTCTTCCTGATCGGCGGCATCGACTGCTTCGGCGAACTCAGCCGCCGGGGCCTCCGGGGTAGCCGTTTCGACCAGGTCGCCATCCTGCAGGCTGTACGCGCGCTTGAAATAAGCCGGAGTGAAGGTCGCGCCCGCCCGCGTCAGCTTCTCGTCGCGCTCGGCCATGGCCTGGTCCACCTCCTGCTGCTCCCACAACGAGAACACCGGCCGAGCGCCGTCGTTGAAATTCAGCTCGCACACCCAGCGGATCAGCGTGTTGAACGCTTCCTCGACGATGGCCTTGTCGCCGTCGCGGATGTCGCGGGTGACCTCCAGCCCGGCCTGGGCCGAGGCGCGGTTGGCGGTGGCCTCGGTGGTCTGGTTCTGACCCAGCAGCGCGATCGACACCTCGGAGCGGCAGAAATGCAGCAGCCTCTCGTACACCTCGGCGCTGCCGGTCTTGCCGGCCGCTTCCTTGATCTCGATGCTGGAGTCGTCCGGGATCACCGCCACCGCGTCCTGCACCATGCTTTCCAGCCGGTCCAGCAGCAAGTCGGTCTCCGCATCCGACGCGCTGCGCGGGTGCTTGCCGATCACCCAGGGCGCGCCGTATTTCTCGGTGAACTGCACCCAGAACTTGAGCCCGCCCTTCTTGAAAGTGGTCGGCCAGAAGCACATGGACAAGTCGGCGAAGCCATAGGGGTTTTGATAGCTGGGGTCTTGGCGCGGCACCAGGAACTTGCGCTGCGACAGTTCTTCGCCCTGGATCATGGCCTGGCGTGAGCGGAAGCGCAGCTCATTGTCCGGGGAGTAGATGAACCAGTCCGCCGGCTTGCCGATCACATCGACCGGCACCAGGTAGCCGCCGACCTTGCCCCACATGACTTCCAACGGCTGATAGCCGTAGAGCACAGCGTCCAGCATCTCGGTGATGATCCTGGACAGGTCGAGATCGGCGAAGATGTCCTCTATCGACTTGGCGACACGGCTCTTGGCCTTGTCACGATCCAGCCCCCATTCCAGCGCCTTCACCGCCGCCTTGCGGCGACGAATGCAGCCGCCGACGTGCGGATCGGCGCGCAGCTCGCGATACACCTTGATGTCCTTGCCCAGCGCTTTCAGCACGGTGTCCGGGTTGGGCAGATACATGCCCAGCCCGGCAAAGTCGATGCTGCGGCCGCGCGTGGCGATCTGGTCGGACAGGGACTGGCTCGGCTCGCCGAACTGGACGAACTCGGTGGGCGTCACCCATAGGCCTTTGGTTTTCATTGGTACCCCTGTGTAATGCGGGCGGCGGCTCGGCGGCGGCGCGATTTCACCGTGACCAAGCCTTTGTTGAGTTCACGGCTGGCGTAGTACGCCATGGCCACCGCGACGGCAACGTCGCCGTGGCGCTTGCCCTTGTCCTCGCCCGTGGTGCGGGTGTCAGGGATGCGTGGCACGCCCTTGATCACCTGAACGGCGCGCAGGTCGGCCAGCACGTCGGCGTCCTTGGGCAGGTCCACCAGTTCGCCGTCCTCGAGGGCGGCCTTCACCGGCGGCATATGCTCGCGGTACCAGCCTTCGGACAGCATCACCTGCTGGATGCGGCTGGCGCCGTAGCGCTGCATGGCCACCTCGGCCAGGAATTGACCGTTGCCGCGCGCATCAAAAGCGCCGCCCATGAAACGTGGCAGGCGGTCCATCAGGTAAAAGGCGATCTGCTCTTGCTGGCGGAACGGCACATTGCGCAGCTCAATGATGAACGGCACCCGCCGCACCAGGTTCCGCGTCTGGATCAGCGGCACATGCACGGACAAGTCACCGCTGCGGCCGAAGTCCTCGCCGTTGAATGAGATGGCGTCCGCCGGCAACGCGGCCAGCAACGGCGCCAGGTTCGCCTCCAGCCAGTCGCGGCACTCGGCGGCGCGGATGTGATCGGGCAACAACTCGAAGCCCGGCTTGCACTCCCAGCGCAGCACCGGCGTGTCGGCCGACATGCGGGATTCGATCAGCGCCCTGGACAGCCAGGCGCCGCCGCTGTTCTTCGGAATGCAGCCATACTCTTCATCGGCGGACTCGGTATTGGGCGCGTTGCGGTACAGGTCGTCGCGCCATTTCTTTTCCGCCTCCGGCGACCAGGCCTGGCTGGTGACATAGCAGATGCGCTTGTACAGGCCGTCGGCGATGGCGTCATCCAGGGTGATGCGGTGGATGCTGTAGTCCTTGCGGCCGGCGCGGGCGTCCTCGATGTACTGGTTGAACAGGTTCTCGACGCCGTTATGAGTGCTGATCAGCCGCACCTTGTTGCCCCACATGGTCAGCGCCAGCGCCGCCTTGAGCAGTTCCTCCAGGTTGTCGTGGAAGGCCGCCTCGTCGATCACCACATCGCCTTGCAGGCCGCGCAGATTGGACGGCCGGCTGGACAGCGCCTGGATTTTGAAGCCGCTCTTGGGGAAGCGGATCATGTACGCGAGGATTTCTTCCTGCTTGCCTTCATCCCAGAAGGTTTGCTCGTAGACATCGGCCTGGGCCAGCTCGTTGAAGGCCTTGGCAAACAGCGCGCAGGCGGCGATGTACTCCAGCGCCATTTCCTTCTTGCTGCCGACGTAGAAGGTATTGCAGCCCATTCGCCGGCGCGGCCGGGCGGCCTTCACAACGTTGCGGCCGGCTTCCGCCCAGGTGATGCCGGTGCGGCGCGATTTCTCCCCAAACATGATCGGAGATTCGTCCTCGAACCAGCGCTGCTGGTAGGGCAGGAATACCGGCTCTTCCGCCGGGATGGCGTCCGCCACGTCCAGCGGCACCACCACGCCGGCCAGCTCCATCTCCTCGGCCAGGTTGATCTTGCGCGGCGTGCCCAGCGGCTTGAGCGGTGGCGGCGCCATCATTCTTTACCCAACAGAATGCGGCGGATGCGGGCCTCCATCTGCTCGCTGATGCCATCGGCGCCGCGCAGTTCTTCCAGCTTCTCCTCCTGCTCGGCCCGCAGCGCCTCGCGCGCGGCCCGCTCTATGCGAGCCTGTTCATCCAGGCGGAAGCGTTTTTGATTGACGCTGGCGCGGGCCAGGGTGGCGATGTTCTTCGCGGCCTTGGAGAGCAGCGCGATGCGCTCCTCTGGCTTGGTGTCCTCCTCGTTGGCTTCCTGCAGGCTGACGATGGACTCGAACAACTCGGTCTGCACCAGGGCGATCACCGCCTCGGAGCGCGCGTCCTGGTCGTCGGCAGCGCCTTCGGTCAGCATGCGGGCGGCCTCGGTCGAAGCCTTGATCGCTGCGAAGCGGCGCTCGATCTTCTGGCCATAGCGGTGGATGGCGCTCTTGCTGATCGCAAAACCCTTGTCGCGCAGCGCTTCCTCCAGCAGCTGGTAACCGCTGAAATTGCCCTCGACCAGGGACTTGTCCAGCCACTCTCGCACCGACTGGGGCAACTGCCCGACACTATTGCGACGCGCCATCACTTGCCCCAGTACTTGTTGGGGCGGGCAATGCCCGGCTCGCAATCGATGGTGTACTCGACGATGTCCACGCCGCAGCGGGTCAGATCGCCCCACCAGCGCCCGGAGGGCTCTTTGCGCAGGCTGACCAGCACGCGGTCCGCCAGGTAGTCCAGTTCTTTACGGACCTCCAGCGCCGTCACGTCGGGGTAGATCGACTGCATCGTCATCTGCACCACGTCTTCGCAGACTTCCTCTGGCCGCGCGTTGTACAGCGCCAGCAGCAGATACCAGCGCAGGCTTTCGCGGCGCAATTTCGCTTGATCCAGATTCATCGTTGAGCCCCTTTCAATTATCCCGGCTGGCGCCGGTTTCCGGCGTTCCGCCGGGGTGTTTTAACTTGCGTTTAAACCTCCGCTCCGGCGGAGCTGGAGGTTTTCAATCTTGAGCGCCACTGCGTCGAGCTTGGCTTCGATCACCGTCTGATTGCGCACATAGTCCTCGCGGCGCACATAAGCCAGCGGCAGGTCGGCTTGAAATTTCAGGAAGTCACGTTCGAGCCGGTGCACGCTCTCGGCCTGCTTGCCAATCTGATCCAGCAACGCCTTGATCTGCTCTTCTTGCTTTGCGTCGCGCTCGCTCTGACGGCGATCAATCTGGGCCAGCAGCACCTTGCCAGCCCCGATAAGCAGCCCCAAGAAGGCGGCCAGCCAAGACACCAACACGCCGAATTCCAGCTGCAGGGTCATGCATACCCCCGCAGCCGTTGTTCGTGACGCTCCTGGCAATGAATGCAGCGCGTGCAACCCGGCGCCGCCAGGCGCCTGGCCTGCGGGATATCGCCGCCGCAGTCGTCGCACTCGGCCAAGGATTCAGCGCCGCCACGGTTCAGCACCGCCGCGATGGCCGTCTCGCGCTGGAAGGCCTCCAGTTCCTGGGCACGGTCAAAATCGTCCATCAGTGACCTCCCTGCAGTGCGGCGTGGGCATCGAACTTGGCTTCCAATTCCTGGCACCAGCGGCCGTAGTCGACCGCGTGGGCGATCAGGTCGGCAGGTGGTATCCCGGTGCTGGGGGCGGTGGTTTGACCGGCTTTTGCAGCATCTCCGGCGTCGGCTGCGGACACACCCGACTCGGTGTAACCGAGGGCGGCGCGGTAGACGCGCAAGCCGTCAGGGCCAAGACCAGTCCAAGCCTGGCCATCATTGCGAGTTGCATCTGCGATCCTTTCGCGGAGTTGAGCCTGGCTCTGCACCAGTTGGCCCTGGGTTTGCAGCAGCCTCCAGCCCAGCTTGTTTGCGTGGTCAGCGAGTCGCTGCTGGTCGGCCAGCGCGGCCGCCAGTTCGTCAGCCTTGGCCGTGGCGATGCGGGAGCGCTCCTGCTCATGTGTGAGCTGGACGCTTTGCAGTCGGACAGTGGCGGCGGTCGCGGCCACATGTTGGCCGGAGTAGAAGCCGCCGCCCCAGACCAGGACAACAGCGGCAGCAATGGCTAGCGGCTTGATGTAGGGGCGGATATCAAACATGGCGCACCCTCCGCCGGTTGCGGGCTTTGATGGCGGCGCGTCGGATGGCCGCGACGCCGGTTTTACCCAGGCGCGGCAGCGGCCAGCTGAGGCATGCGGGTATGACCAGGGGAATGGCGAGGGACGGGAGTGCAGCAGGTGCGGGCACCAGCAAGCGTCGCCCCCAGCTCACCATCCGCTGAATGAGCTTAAGCATCGGCACCTCCCTTGGCATCGCGGCGGGTAGCGATCCAGCTGCGGGCCGCAGAGTAGCCGCCCACGACACCGAGGTAGATCAGCCAGACGTCCGGCGTCAACGAACCGGAAACACCTTGGTAGATGAACATGCCGGTTGCGGCCGCGCAGGCGACATTCGCCCACAATTTGCTGTGGCTCAGCCGGTTGGTTGCGGGGTTCTTAAACAGGTCGCCGAGGCTCATTACTGATACCCCTTAGCCAGTTCGAAGTGGGGAAACTCGCGGAACGGCGCATTGGGACGGCCGTACCAGTTCAGCCCCAGCTCCATGCCGATCCGGCCCATCGTCTGCCAGGCCGGGTGCTTGGCATCCCACATTGCCTTGCCATTCACCAGGGGCACGACATCGAACGCACGCGCGGCCGGCTTGCCCTGAATCATCGCGTTGTGGGCCGATTGGCCGGCGCGGGCATTGGTCACTCGCGGCCCAGGATTGCCATTACGTCCCTGCGCATAGAGCTGGTCCTGCTCGGCGCCGGAGCGCCAGGTGGTGGTGATCAGAGCGGTGACCCCGGCCGCTTCACAGCGGCGCACGAACTCGCGGCAGAGGGTCTGCAAGTCGGGGTGCAGGTCTTCAATACGACGGCTGGCCATGTTTTCCTCCTGTCAAAATGAAACATGCCACCCATTCTCGGGTGGCATGTTTGGAGGAACTTTTAATCTTCTTTAATGCTGCTCAGGAGGGGAGCGCTTTGGGTCGACTTTGTGGCCTAAAGCTTTATAGCTGCTCACAGTGCTATTGAAGCTATCTTGAGCATCTGAATGGTCTTTTACTCGATCTGCAGGGATCAGAGTAAGAATGACGGTCCATAACTGCCATAAGGTTAAAAATACGAGTAGCGTGTACGAGAGCCCCCTCATCTCTACGCTATAGACATGAAGCACGGCAATGCGCTTCAAGACAGGGGCAGTGACTCCTACGATCAAAACGATCGACAGAATCGCCGTAGAATGAACCGCAGGGGACAGGAGTTGGCCGATGCCGCCATTAGCTAAGCTTGGGGTTGGGTCATCACGTCTAAAAGATAACTTCAATCGCTCAGGGTACACAATGGCAAGCCATGCTCCAACTACTGCAAAGATGATCGCTGCTGTAGTTCTAAGGGCCTCGAACAAAGGCCACTGCTCCACAAATGGTATAGCCCTTCCGAACTGATACGCGAGGGCAAGCAGTATCAGAACTAAGATGCTTGCCATTAGGCGCATACCCCTTACTTTCATCTCAAAATGCTCAAGATGTGCTCCCTCTTTGCATGTAAGGCAGACAAGAGCGACTCACTGTTTACAACTTCAGGGTGATCCCGTACCACGTCTAGATCAAACTCACCTCTTGCTAGACTATGGCTAAGCCAATAAGTTTTATTAGCTTCACCCTTGAACTCAAAACCATAGTCATCCCACTCTCGCTCATGATGTTCTTCCCACTCAGCAATGATCGCATCCACATCTGAGACCTGCACAGTAGTAGCGATCTCATACTGCACTTTGACGTTTTCATTTCGAGTGGAGGGGGGGCTTATGTGCATCTTATGCAGAAAAGTTTGCCACAATGCAAAATCTGGGGTTCTCTGAAGTTTCAAGACACTCTTACGTATAACTTTTCGAATGCGTTGTGCTCTTTGACGAATGTAGTCTTTGCGCCCAGGCTTTTGTTCTAGTGCTGTTTTGAACCTTGGCAACAGGTTCATAGGAGGATCATCTTCATCATCCCTGTAGCCAATAATTTCAACATCGGCACCACTTGATGTGTTATCAAATACAACATACCGAGAGAACGAACCCAAAAAAGAGTCGAAGTAGTTCTGTAGTGACTTCTGACCTGTCCATAGGTGTTGAAATCGCACACTTGCAAAGATATTTTGCCGAGGCAAAAACCAGAAATATGTAGCAAACCCAGGGATGCTACCTGGGTCAATTTCATTTATTACTACTTCAGCACTACCAACATTAGACTCTCCCTTTATCGAGGCGACACCCGCCTCATTGGCAGGGGTTTGATTCCAAGTTGTAACGACCCAACTATCACCACTGTTTTTGATATCCAAGAGGTAGGCAGGGTGTATGTCCTGCCCATCTCGGGGTTCAAAAACCTTGGTTTGAACCAGATTCTTGTTTGAACTCCAGCGTTGCAGATCACTCAAGAGTGCATCGATAGACCCGAAGGCAGGGGTACTTTCCCCCCGGCGATAAAATCCACACTCTTTAATTTTGTAAAATGAAATTTTTGCTTTTTCAGTCATTTTTAGGCGTGCTTTTCAGGGGAGGGGTAGTCACTTTTTACAAGTATAGGCAACTGTGCCCACGCTTCCATCAGGACGTATACCTAATACCTTCAAACATCCTAGCCGTGGAGGTGTCTCACTAGTAGAAGCGATTTGCTCTGTTGTGGGAACCCCTCCACCAGTCTTGGCTATTTTTAAGCACTCGCCACGCTGCGTCTGGTATTCCTTCCACGTTCCAGCTACAGATCCAAGCACAGACTCTTTGCCAACTTGGGCCGTGCCAAGCTTAGCCAGCCACCAACTTTGAGCATGAACCCCTGCGGCAAAGCAACGACCAAACGGACGGTCAAAAACAGAGGTACCGAACTTTTTCCCATCCTCTTTGAGCCTACTCATGCGCTTGCTCTGATCATGAATAGCCTTCTGATCTCCGGACTTCAAGATGGGCTCCGCAGCCTTGGTCGCCACATCAAGATCACGAATATAGTTGCTTGCATCCAGCGGACTGGCTGCAAATGTTTGACCTGCAATGAATAGTGCAGCTAAACCCAAAAATCGCATCTCATCTTCCTTTTTAAAGGCTACTAGAACAACTTCTCCATACCATTGGCCGGGGAGGTTTGTTCTAAATTCATCTCGGGAATCGGTTCAGGCTCTACTCGTTGTTGGCGCTTGGGCTTGGCTTGTTTTTTGGCAAAGCTTTACTTTTGGTCTGTGGGCTCTTGGGAGAAATAGCCTGCCACTGTGGGGCGAAACCATCTTTGCCTGATACACACCGAAGGTCGGTGGCATTCTTATTGTCGATGATGCTGCCAACCGTGAATAGGCTGCCACCATACTCACAGCGCACCAGTTGTTGCTGGGCGAACTGTAACTGCCCAGCCAAAGAGTAACGCTGATATCCAAAGAAGACCGACACAGCAATTGCAACCACAGTGATTGCGATCAGAACAGCAAGGTTCTTCCTAGTCTGTCCAAGTATGTCCGTTGCTGATGCACACTGGGTGCAGTGAGATGGTGTGCGCTGGCTTCTCAGGTAGGCAACGCTGTTCTGTGCCTCGCTTAACGCTCTCTCTTGTTGAAGAAGCCGCTGCTCAAGCTTGTACTTGGCTTGCTGTGCAAATTTAAGCTGGTCTGAGAAGGAGGTATGCTTTTCCGTCAGTTGATGCAGCGCACTCTTTAGCTGGTGGGCCAACTCCGCGCGTTCTAGTAGCAGATCAACGATGGCATGCGCGGCATCTCGATGCCCCAAGCACATTGCATCAACGCTTTCGACCCCAATCGTCTTGTGCAGAAACGTCCAAGTCCGCCCGCCATGCTCACCATACTTCTCATGCAGAATCTTGACTTTATTGTTTATCTCGACTCGCTCTTTGCCAGTGAGCGGTCGTCCTTGGTCGTGGTGGATGTGGTTATTGATGTTGCCATTTGCCAGCTGCCCGTTGAAGTCGCCGTATATGATTTGTTTTTTGCTCGTCTCCATACAACCTCTTAGCTCTTCTTATGTCGATGCTTTCCACCAAAATTCATTGTGCCTGTATTGATTGCATCTCCTTCCACCATCTGGCCGTTGAAGTCTCCAGCAACCTGCACCGAAGCGCTGCTTTCGGTTAATGGAGCAGACTTCGCCACAAGTTTGACGACAGCCTTCGCCAGCTGAACTGCATCCACTTTCTTCTCTAACGACAGCAAATCGATGGCATCAAGTACCGCTTGATGCACCGCAGACTCCCCGAATCCACTTCCCTTACGTTGCCCGGTCAAGACGTATTGAACGTCGACTCCCACTGCAGCCAATGCAGAAAGCTGTACTGCAGTCGGAGAGGAGACACCTTTCTCCCAGTCGACAAGCGTGCGGCGCTTGGCTCCTGCTGCATCAGCAAAGACCTCTTGGGTCAGCCCCAACCGGTCCCGCTCTTCTCTAAGCCTTACATCAATCAAGAGAAAATCTCCGCACATATAAACATTTGACTTGCGCAGATTTCTGCACAATAATCAGATCACACCGTCCCACCACGAACGGCAACTTAACCGGCACCAAATTAAGCGCCATCAGCCCCTCTACAGGAGCCAACATGATACTGCGTACCGCTGCTGAAGCTCGTGCCGAGCTCCAGTCCAAAGGCATCTCGATCACCCAGTGGGCGATCGCCAACAAGTTCTCGCCCAACCTGGTATTCGAGGTTTTGGGTGGCCGCAAAAAATGCGTCCGTGGGCAAGCCCATGAGATTGCCATCAAGTTGGGAATGAAGGCCGGAGAAATCTGTACCGACCCTGCCAACGCTTTGTGTCAAACCCGCCGCCGTTCCGCTGCGTGACTGGCCGCCTGATTTCCATATAGGTCAAACACCATGTCCGCCCACGCATCCACTTCGCAGGCCAGCGCCGCCACTGCTCCGGGGTCTAGGCCGGCAGCCTTTGGCGCCGCCACATATTGCTCCAGCCTGTCGACCAATTGCTGGGCATCCAGCACGCCGGCCTTGATAGTGGCGTCCAGCAACATCTCGATCACCAGATTCTGCGCGGTGATCTGTGCCTGCAGTCGTTGTTCCAGTGCGGACATCATTGGCTTCCTTGTGCGAATTATCCGCTTTTCATGCTACTTGGCGCAAACGTCTTGCGACAGATGCAAAACCGCACTTTGTTTGGAAGCCGCTTTACCGGAGGTATTCCAATGACCAAGCGCAATTGGAAACGTACTCAGCCAAGCTCGCTGCGCAATGCGCTTGAGCTGTGCAAGGACTACGCCAAAGAGCGTCACAACCTGTCGGTTGAGCGCATCGCCGACCGCATGGGGCTGAGTGACCACTGGACGGTTTACAAGTGGATTCAGACTGGGCGCATTCCCGCCAACATGATCCGCGCCTACGAAACCGTGTGCGGCATCAACTACGCCACCCGGTGGCTGGCCGCCAGCGGCGGCAGCCTGCTGATCGATATTCCTTCTGGCCGCAACGCCTCCGCCGAAGACATGCAGACCTTGCAGAGCGTGCTGAACGACGCCGCCGGCCGGTTGCTGCAGTTCTACGCCGGCAAGGCCCAAGCCGCAGACACTTTGGCGGCCATCCAGCAAGCCATGGAGGGCCTGGCCTGGCATCGCGGCAATGTCGAGAAACACCTGCAACCCGAACTGGAATTGGGAGGCTACTGATGAGCGCGCCAAGCCAAACCACCAAGAGTGCCGAAAAAGTGCTGGAAGTCCTGACCGTGTTGCTAGGGCACTTCGCCCACGGCCTGACGCCGGGCGAACTGGCCAAAGCCACCGACCTGTCGCCGTCGAACATCACCCGCTACGTGGCCACGCTAGAAGAAAAGGGCTTTGTCGAGCGCATCCCTGAAACCGGACGCATCCGCCCCTCGGTGAAGCTGGCCCAGCACGCGGTGTCCATCCTGCGCAGTCTGGACAGCGCCAAGCAGCGCATCGACGAAATCCAGAACCGCCTGGCAACCAACTATCTGTAATCGGAGAAGAACATGGCCCGTAAAGCTGCAGAAACCCAACCCCAAGCCGCCGACAACACTTTGCCGGCGCTGCCCGCCATGGCCGAGGCCGCTAATCGCCTGGCGGTGATACATGCCGAACAAGAGGCGACGGTACGCGCCGTGGCAGCACAACTGGGTTATCAACTGCCCGCCGACTGCACCGACCCCGACCTGATCCAGCGCGACATCGCGGCCAACATGCGCCGCAGCGTAGAGGCGTGCCTGGAGGTCGGGCGCGGACTGCGGGTGCTGAAGGAGGCTTGCGAGCACGGAAATTTCATCTCTCGCCTGGACTCCTTGGGGGTTGAGGTACGTGTTGCACAACGTTTTATGCAGGCCGCCGTGAAGTTCACAAATGCGTCGACGTCGACGCATTTGATCAAGGCAATTGGCTCCAGCAGCAAGTTGATCGAAATGTTGGTACTCGACGATGAACAGATTGAAGAACTGGAACTCACCGGCCAAACCGGCGAGCTGAAGCTCGACGACATCGCCACCATGAGCGTCAAGGAACTGCGCACCAAGTTGCGCGAACTCCGCGAAAACGCTGAAGCCCAGGCCCGATTGCTCGCTGACAAGAACACCAAGATTGACGAACTGGCCGCCAAGCTCACCACGCGCAAGACCCATGTCAAGACCCCGCCGCCGGATGTCGAGGGCGAGGCAATCCGCAAGGAAGCCAGCCAGTTTGCGTTCGAGGCCGAGTCCGTGGTGCGCGGCAAGCTGCATGCCGCCTTCCAGGCCCTGGTCGAGCACTCCGAAAAACACGGGCTGCCGCATGATGACTTCATGGCCGGCCTGATTGGCCAACTGGAGCTGTCCACCCGCCAGTTGCGCAACGAGTTCGGCGTCAAGGAACGCCCGGACGGGCAGGAAACACCGGATTGGCTGCGCGATCCTGAGCCGGTGCTGCCGGCCAATGATGGTCAGCTCGACCTGCTGCGGGCGGAAGGGTAAGTCATGAGCGCCGTCATGAACGAACGAGTTGTGGCTGCGGCCCTGGCCGCCCGCACCGCCAAGCATGGCGACAAGGGTGCCATTTACAGTGCGGCCTGCCGCGAGTTGGGTATCTCGCTCCCCACTCTGATGAAAAAGATCAGTGAACTGACTTTGACATCGCCGCGCAAGCGCCGCTCGGACGCGGGTCAGAGCGCGTTGGAGCGCGACGAGGCCCTGCTGATCTCGGCGCTGTTGATGGAGTCCACCCGGAAGAACGGCAAGCGGCTGTACTCGGTGGCGGACGCCATCGAAACCCTGCGGGCCAACGGCATGATCCGGGCCGAGTTCCTGGACACCGCAACCGGTGAGCTGCGGCCGCTGTCGGAAAGCACGATCTCCCGCGCCTTGCGCACTTACGGTCTGCACCCGGATCAACTGTTGGCCCCGGCGCCTGTCACCGAGTTGGCCAGCCTGCACCCGAACCATGTATGGCAGATCGACGCCAGCCTGTGCGTGCTCTATTACCTGAAGCCCTCGGCCGATGTCCGCGCCAACGGCCTGCGGGTGATGGACCACGCTGAGTTCTACAAGAACAAGCCGAAGAACGTGGCGCGCATTGCCGCCGATCGGGTGTGGAGCTACGAAATCACCGACCACGCCAGCGACTGGATTTATGTCGAGTATGTAATGGGTGCCGAGTCTGGCGAGAACCTGTGTTCGGTGCTGATCAATGCGATGCAGGAACGCGGCGGCGCCGATCTGCTGCACGGTGTGCCGCGCTTGCTGATGCTGGATGCCGGTTCGGCCAACACCGCCGCGATGTCACGCAACCTATGCCGCGCGCTGGGCATCGAGTTGGTGGTCCACAAGGTGGGCAATGCCCGCGCCACCGGCCAGGTGGAGAACGCGCGCAACATCATCGAACGCAAGCTGGAGCCTGGCCTGAAGTTTCAGCCGGTCAACAGCCTGGAGGAACTCAACGCGCTGGCCAAGCGGTGGCGCATGCACTTCAACGCCACCGCCATCCATAGCCGCCATGGCAAAACCCGCAGCCAGGCCTGGATGGCCATCCTGGCCAGCCAACTGATCAAGGCGCCTGCTGTGGAAGTATGCCGCGAGCTGGCGGTGGCTCAGCCAGAAAGCCGCAAGGTATCGCCGAAGCTGCGGGTGTCCTTCCAAGGCCGCGAATACGACGTGTCGACGGTGCCGGACGTGATGGTGGGTGAGAAGCTGATGGTCACCCGCAACCCGTGGCGCCAGGACGCTGCCCAAGTCGTCCTGGTGGGCGAAGACGGCCGCGAGGTGTTCCATGTCGTGAACGAGGTGCTGAAAAACGAGTTCGGGTTCGCCACGACAGCCGCCACCTTGGGCGAGTCGTACAAACAGCACGCCGAGACGCCGGCCCAAGTCGCGCTCAAGCAGATCGAACAGATCGTCACCGGCACCGACAGCCCGGCGGCGGCCGAGGCCGCGCGCAAGGCCAAAGACATTCCCTTTGGCGGGCGCCTTGACCCTTACAAGCATATCGAAGAGGCGGAACTGCCGGCCTACCTGCCGCGCCGTGGCACTGAACACGGACTGGCCGCGCCCCAGGTCGAGTTCCCGCCATTGACCCTGATCGAAGCCGCCAAGCGGCTGAAACAGCGCGTCACCGCCGCCGGCGGCGAATGGACGGCGGATCGTTTCCAGTGGCTGGCCCAGCGCAACCCGGCCGGCATTCCAGAAGATCAACTCGACGCGATTGTGGCCGAGCTATGCAGCCCCACTGCGGGCATGAAGTCGCCGCTTCGCGTGGTGAAGACGGCATAAGGAGAGTGTCATGTTGAAGCTGAAAAGCGTACTGCAGGCGGTGGGCCGCAAGCAGTCCGATCTGGCCGAACACCTCGGCCTATCCCAAGCCTCTGTGGCCCAGATCGTCAATCACGGCGAATGGCCGAAGAGCCTGGATGAAACCGACCTGCAGGAAAGCATCATCCGCTATCTGCAGGCACACGGCGCGGCCGATGGCGACATCGACAGCGCCTTTGAAGAGGTGAGCGAGCCGCGCGCCAACGCGGCCCGCTCGGTCTCCCCGTCGAAAACCGCTACAGAGTCCAACCAGGAGGAATCCATGTTACTGCGTAAACAAGCACTGTTTCCAGCGACCCGCAAGCATTTCAACTTATTCCGCGACCCATTTGGCGATGACGCCATCCAGTCGCACGAGGATATGTACGTTAGCCCGGACATCCGCTATGTCCGCGAAGCGATGCTGCAGACCGCCAAACACGGCGGCCTGCTGGCGGTGGTGGCCGAATCCGGCGCCGGCAAAACCACGCTGATGCGCGACCTGGAGGATCGCATCCTGCGCGAGACCCAGCCGATCCTGCTGATCAAGCCCTATGTGCTGGGCATGGAGGATAACGACCAGAAGGGCAAGACCCTGAAAGCCACGCACATCGCCGAGGCGCTCATGGCCGCCGTGGCGCCACTGGAGAAGCCGAAGAGCAGCCCCGAGGCGCGCTTCGCCCAGTTGCACAAGGCGCTCAAGGAAAGCCACGCCGCCGGCTTCCGCCATTGTCTGGTGATCGACGAAGCCCATGCGCTGCCCATCCCCACCATCAAGCACCTGAAGCGTTTCTTCGAACTGGAGCTGGGCTTCAAAAAGCTGCTGTCGATCATCCTGATCGGCCAGCCCGAGTTGAAAACCAAGCTAAGCGAGCGCGACGCAGCCGTGCGCGAGGTGGTGCAGCGTTGCGAGATGGTAGAGCTGGCCCCGCTGGAGGGCGGCCGCCTGGACGAATACCTGAAGTTCAAGTTTGAGCGCATGAGCAAGCCGGTCAGCGAAGTGATCGACGCCAGCGGCATCGACGCCTTGCGCGCCAAGCTGACGGTGGCCACGCGCCGGGATCGCCCGGAGACGATGTCGCTGCTGTACCCGCTGGCGGTGGGCAATCTGCTGACGGCGTGCATGAACCTGGCCGCCGACCTGGGTGTGCCGTTGGTCAACGCCGATGTGGTCAAGGGGGTATGACATGGCGCCGCAAGCTCTTATCTCAAAAATACCCAACAGCAACCAGGTAGTGCTGTCGGCCATCCGTGGTGTGGTCGATTCGGTGGAAGCGTTGGCTGAAAACGGTTTTGTGGTGGTGGCGGTGGAACTGTCGTCCGTGCTGCGCCCTACGATCCGCATCCAAAGCTGCGGCAAGTGCCAGCGCATGATCAACCAGGGCGAGGCGGTCTATTACAGCTACGGCCGGCGTGATCACTGCGGCCCGTATCGGGAAGGCCAGTTCATGCTGGGCCGCTGCCGTGTGGTGTGGACCGAGTTTGGAAACTGAGGAGATCAACATGCACAAACTGAATCAGGAAGTAGCGGCGCTTGTGCGCATCGCGGCGTACCAGTCTCCCAGGATCATGCGTCAGGCCTATGCCGGCCAACCTCATTTCGACATCTACCTCTGCGGTAACCACACCTTGGAGTTGGTAGCGGACATGTACTCGCTGCAGTTTGAGGACGAGGAGCGCATCGACCCATCTATGCAGTTCAGCAGCTCGGACTGGGACCAGGAAAAGATGGTGTTGCCATCGGCCTGCAGCCGTGAGGCCTTCTACCTGCTCTACCGCACCGGCCGGCAACTGGTGCGGAGCAAGCGCCGGCTACTGCAGCTGGCGCCCAGGCCGGCATGAACACGGCGCCACCGGAACTGGACGCTGCCACCCGGCAGCGTCTGGCCGAAGAGGTGGAGCGGCTGGTGGCGCAAGGGACTGACCGCCGCGAGGCCCGGCAAATCGTCTGGCTGGACTACCTCGACGAGCTGAAGCCGTTCCAGGTTGCGCCGACGAACTCGGCTCCGGCCCCGGAGGAGGAAAAGGCCGAGCCTCCTGTTGAGCCCAAGGCTGAAGTACCGAATACCCGCCCTCGCCAGTTCTGGAGCGCATCGGCCGAACCGCAATTTACCGATGAGTGGCTGCGGAAGAACCGGAAGGAACTGGTGAAAGTGAAGCAAATGATGATGAGGATCAGCAAATGACTACCGAGCAAAACGTACCGGCCGGCTACTGGCAAGATGCCAAGGGCTGCCTGGTTCCCGAAAGCATGATCAAGCCGATCGACAAGGAGCGCGACCGACTGGTGAAGGAACTGGTCGACAAGGCCCGTGGCGTCACCAAGGTATTGGCCGACTTCAAGGCACAAGCGTTTGGCGACATCTCCGCCTTCATCGATATGTCGGTGGAGCAATACGACGCCAAGCTGGGCGGCAAGAAGGGCAATTTGACCCTCTACAGCTTCGACGGCAAGTACCGCGTCCAGCGGGCGATCCAGGACCGCATCGCTTTCGATGAACGCTTGCAGGCTGCCCGTGTGTTGATCGACGAGTGCCTGGCGGATTGGACGGAGGGCGCGCGGCCGGAGCTGCAGGCCATCGTCAACCAGGCTTTCGACAGCGACAAAGAGGGCCAGATCAACACCGCCCGCGTGTTGGCCCTACGCCGCTACGCCATCCAGGACGAGCGCTGGCAGCGCGCGATGGTGGCGATCAGCGAGGCCGTCCAGGTGGTGGGCAGCAAGTCCTACATTCGTGTTTACGAACGCATCGGCGAGACGGATCAGTACCAGCCGATTGCTCTTGATATTGCGGGGGTGTGAGATGGCCAAGGGCGCTAATGGAAAGCTTCCTGTGACGCATGTCGACAACCGTCAGCGCCTGATCCGCTTGATCCACGTCGCGAAACGCGATCTCGCACTGGATGACGACAGCTATCGCGCCATCCTGCAGCGGATTGGAAAGCAAGCCTCGTCGTCGAAGTTGACCATTCCACAGCTCAGCCAGGTTTTGGAATACATGAAGCAGGCAGGCTTTAAGGTGCGTTCCAAAGCCGGCGGACGGCCCCTGGCGAAAGATTGCCAGTCAAAGATGATTCGCGGCATATGGCTGGAGCTTGCCTGCATGGAAGTGGTGCGTAACGGATCCGAGGAAGCCCTGGCGACATTCGTGAAGCGCATGGCCAAGGTCGATACTTTGCAGTGGCTGTCGACGGAGCAGGCCAGCCTGGTGATTGAGCATCTAAAGGAATGGCGCCAGCGAGTGATCAACTCTCGCCGGGCTCAGCTACACAAGGCCATGGGGTTACCGGTGCCGACAGGGATTGAAGTGCAGGCGGCGCAGGAAGAGAAAATGCGAGAGGTCGCCAGCGCTGTGCTTGGCCACAAGACCAGCGTCGCGGAGATGACCGAGACGGATTTCCAGGCGGTGCTGGCCCACTTCACCAAGGAGACCATGCAATGAGAGACCAATTTCGAAGCAAAGGCCCTGAACTGCTTCTCGACCTGGCGGATCATGTGGCGGTGGCGTTGGTGGAACTGGCGAGCATGGAGCAAGAGCGCGCCATACAGCTGGGCAGAGAGATCGCCAATCGTATGGCCATCCACTGGGGCGGCCAAAACGTCTACTTCCCGATGGGGCTTTCGATCAGACTATCGGAAAGGGACCGCCGTATCTTTGACGATTTCGATGGCGCCAACCATAGCGAACTCGCGCGCAAGTACGGCGTGTCGATTCAATGGGTCTACAAGATCGTGAAGGCCGTTCGACAAGAAGAAATGGCTCGCCGGCAGGGCGACATGTTTGGCCACTGATTGACCCAAGCGGCCAGCGATAACTGTTTCACTGGCTGCAACACATTTCCAAGTCCCATCCCACGAAGTCCACCATCATCCCGAGTCATCCCGGATTTATCTCGGTAAACTCCTACCAGTTATCTCACTTCCCCTCACTCAGCCTGGCTCCAATGCTTATGGCGGCCTGTTTCGCTCCCTAAACCCCAATGGAGGCCTTTGTTGTAGGCTGCCGCTAGCAGGGCCTGCCTTTGCTTGTTGCCGACATGATGATCCGCCCTGTTTCGCTATTGCTGGTGCTTGTCTGTTGGGCTGAAATTGCGGGGGTAAGCCTAGTAGCAGTTACTCGGAGTCTCGAAATAGGCCATTGCGGTGATTAATGACATCGTTGTAGCATTGCTGTTTGTGTCCAAAAGCTGTTATCTGCTGCTCACTACCGCAGGGCGATTCAAGATAAATATTGACTTCACCCTAGGCCATTGAGAGCACCACAAAGCGACAAAATATTGTTGATGATCTACCAATAATTGCAATTAGGAATCGCGCTGTAGTTAGTATTAGCAGGCTTTTCATGTATTGCCCTGATTGGCTGAGCGGATGCCCGATGTCTGGAAATATTTTCGCGATGCAAGGATGTCATGATGAGTATTAATAGCCTATCCAATGCAGGTGGGCCTGCGGCAAGGCAAGGCTTTAAGTACCAAGACCACGTAGCCGTCAGCTTTATTCTCAAAATGCTCCGAGATAGCAGCTACTCCCAGGTGGAGTGTGAGACAGCAGACGATATCGTTGCTGTGTCCCGCTGTTCGGGGGAGCTCGTCAACGAGTACATCCAGGTCAAGACGACCGAAGGTGACAGCAAATGGAATTGGCAGGAGGTCATCGCGCTCGACGGTCTCAAGGCCAATTCTTCTCTGCTGCACAAATCACTGAAATGCGACGTGCGGCTAGGTCTTGCCCGCTTTCGAATTGTGACCAAGCGTGACGTCGCGAAAATTCTTGAAGGCTTTAAAACCGAGCTGGATAAGCGCGTTTTGCCTGACACAACGACTACCCGAGGCGAGGCGCTGGTAAAGGCGTTCAAAACGTTCGTCTCTCCTCAAAAACGGGATTTCGCCTACTGGGCAAAAAACAGTGTCTGGCAAGTATTCGGCGATGTCGAGTCGCTGGAGGCTGTCAATATCAAGGCGCTGTCCCAGCTTGCGGAGGGACTTGGAAACCGGCCCAACTTCACCCAGCTGCAGGCCATTTACGACGAATTCCTGGAAATGGCCGACAAGGCTGCCACGGCCAACGTGAAAACAGCTGCTGCGTCAAAGATCATTCTCCGCGAGCCGGCGCTGGCGCATCTAAAGAGGCTATTGGACAAGGCAGATGACAAGTCGACGGCGACCTCCAAGCCCTACAAAAAGCGGCCAGACCCCTTCTTGGTCGAGTTTCATGCAAGCAATGAAGAGGGTTTGCTGCATTCATTTTCTGGCTTTGACGTGAAGTATTCGCTGAAAAAATGGCGGCACGAGAACTTCGCAAGGCACCTCATCGAATGGCTGCCCGAGTTTTCCCTGAAGGCCAGCGAGATCGTCAATATCCTAGCGCACAACGCAGAAGCGATTCTCGCCCAGTCAATCGGTACCTTCAGCGACAGTGACCTCCCGCGCGACAGGCTTATTGCAGAGCTAATCCTCCACGCTATCCTGCGCAGCCGCCAAGACAGCGAGCCCGTTGCATGCAAAGTCTTCTACAAATCTGCCGGCAAGCTTTCGGAGTTTGGCAACGCCCATATCGTCCAGATACCTGGTCAGGATGATCAGTTATGGCTGGGTCTTGCTCGCCTGGTTTATGCAAAAGAAATGGATGTAACGCTGGAGCAGATCTGCGAAGTCCTTGACGAAACGATCTCAGAAACAGTGCTGTCGGCAGAGCGCGAAATCATCTTTTCTCTGCGCGAACCATTGCACCACCAGCCAAAAGCAGATGCCTTCAACCAGGCCCTGCACCGCAATTCATCGGTCGATGACCTGCTGAATGTCCTCTGCTTCCCCATCTTGTTGACCTATGACAGCGAAGCGCTTTCATCAGGCTGGCTCGCTGACTACATCGACAACCTCAAGACTGAAATCGAGACTCACTTCAGCGCCTTCATTGAACAGCTGCCCGAGTGCATCAAGCAGGTGAAGGTGGTGGTTTTTCTGTTGCCAATGGAAAGCATTGCACTGTTGATCCAGGCTTTCAATGCTCGCTGCGAAAAGTTGGAAGAGCTACAGGATATGAGCTAATCCCCTGCTCTTCAGTTTGCAAAGCAGAAGGTACTAGAGGGTGAAGGTATGCCGAGCGGGTGGTCCTGCCTCGGAGATCTCAAGGAATGATGTGGTCATGAACTACGAAACGATCAAGGACAAGCTGGCGAAACTCGGTGATGAAGGTGCGGCGACAATCGATGTATTGTTGGCCATCAACACCATCGTCAACAGAAATAACTCTGAGTGGGAGGGTCGTGACCTGGTGATCCGAGCACTCGACAAGTTCAACCTTTTCGACTCAGTCGAACAGTCGCTGCTGTTAAACATGGTACGTGCAGTTGGACTATTCCCCTACATCACACCTTACCTCACCAACATCGCGCTTTCTGACCGGCTGGCTTACGAGGCACACAGGGTTGAAGGTGTTGAGCAGGGTATGGTGTTTCACCATCTGCAAGCTCATGTTTTCAGCTTGATCATGCAAGGCCGCAACGTGGTGCTCAGTGCATCCACAAGCGTTGGAAAAAGCCTCGTAATCGACGCGGTACTGGCACAGCGACGATTCAATAAGGTAGTAGTGATCGTTCCGACCATTGCGCTGATAGACGAAACTCGTCGTCGCTTGGTCAAGCGTTTCAAGGATTTCAACCTGATCACGCATCCCAGTCAGGAAGTAGTGCCCTACACAACCAACGTCTACCTCCTCACCCAGGAGCGCGTTATCCAGCGTCCTGACCTTGCGGACGTGGAGTTCTTCGTTTTGGACGAGTTCTACAAAATCGACTTGGCGAACGACACAGACGAAAGCAACCGTGCCGTTGATCTGAGCCTCGCCTTCCATAAGCTTGCCAAGACCGGTGCTCAGTTCTACATGCTCGGGCCGCACATCCAGAAGATCTCTGGCTTGGATGGTTACGAGTATCACTTCATTCCATCCGACTACAGCACTGTCGCGGTCGATATCCAGAATTTCAATCTGGGGATGCGCTCCGACGAGAGAAAGAAAAAGCTACTGGAACTGGTCACGACGCTGGACTCGCCCACCTTGATCTACTGCCAGGCACCACCCAGCGCGAACAGGGTCGCCGAGTACCTGATCAATGAAGCTGGACTGACTCCTGTGCCAGAAACGCAAGAAATCGCAGCATGGATTTCCAAGCACTACCACCCTGAGTGGAACGTAGCCAAGGCGATCTCTTTGGGCATCGGGATTCATCATGGTGGGGTGCCGCGCGCGCTGCAGCAGTACATCGTCAAGCTGTTCAACGAAGGGATCATCAAGCGAATCATATGTACCTCGACGATGATCGAAGGCGTTAACACGTCGGCAGAGAACGTGATTATTTACGACCGTCGCCTGAACACCTCGACGTTCGACTACTTTACGTATAAGAATATTTCCGGTCGTGCGGGCCGCATGAACAAGTACTTCATTGGCAAGGTCTTCATGCTCGAAGCTCCTCCTCTTGAGCAAGGCCTCACCGTTGAATATCCCATTGGTCATCAGGATGAATCCTCCCCGATGGGACTCCTCATGCAACTTGAGGACGAGTACCTGACCGAGATTTCACGTGGCAGGCTCCAAGAAGCGTACGCCAATCCAGTACTGTCGCCGATAACCCTGATCGAGAACCGGCACATTCCGATTGAGCGGCAAGTCGAGGTAGCAGAAACGATCATTAGTGACCTGCCGCACAGCAGAGAACTTCTGGCCTGGCAAGGTATTCCTGAGCCGAACCAAGTCAATTACCTATGTGAACTGGTCTACAGTCTGGAGGGGCGTAACCTAATGGATTTTGGAATATCATCCAGCTCACATTTGGCGTGGCACATTAATGAGCTCCGAACTCAGAAAAACCTGCCAGCTTACCTAAGAGATGCAGTAGAGAATCGGCGACCGGAAGACACACCCAGCGAGGCGATCAACCTACGCCTGAAATTTATCAGAAACATGGTGTGCTTCCGATTGCCTCGAGACGTTATGGCCGTGAATAAAATTCAGGCTGACGTGCTAGCCAAAGAAGGGATCAAGCCAGGCGATTTCAGCTTCTTTGCTGAGCAGCTTGAAAATATGTTCCTTGACCCGCTACTTACTGCGTTGGACGAATACGGAATTCCCACTCAGATCTCGACCCAGATCAAGAATCTCATCTTGCCATCGGAACATCTGAACGACCTACTAGCGAAACTTCGGGCCCTGGCTCCAAGAATAGAGCGCCTTCAACTGACTGGTTTTGAGAAAAGCTTAATGCGTTGGGCTGTCTCCGAAATGTAG